AATGCACGGCTTATTGTTTCCGCTCCTCCTCGGCATGGTAAGAGCGAAGGCGTTTCTCATTACCTGCCCACGTGGTACCTCGATTGGTTCCCGGAACACAGGATTATTTTTACGTCACACGGTGAGTCGTTGGCTGTCAAATACGGTATGAAAGTGCGGGATAATTTTGTTACCAATGATAAGACCTGGACTAAGGTACATAAGACACAACAACGTTCTGACGATTGGATGACTTCTGAGGGGGGAGGTATGCGCTCCACTTCTATAGCGGGATCTATTACGGGTTTGGGAGCCAATCTGATAATAATTGACGATCCTCATAAGAACTGGGCAGAGGCGAATTCCGTCGCTGTCCGTCAAAACATAATCGATGCTTTCAATTCTACTATTTACACAAGACTAGAGCCTAATGGATCAATTATCGTTATTCAAACACGCTGGCACGAGCGCGATTTATCCGGTTATTTGACTACGGAACATTCTGACAATTGGGAAGTGATACGCTTGCCTGCGGTATCCGAAGGTAATGATTTGATAGGGCGTCCAGAAGGGGAGGCTCTTTGCCCAGAACGGTACCCTGTAGAGAAATTACTGGCTATAAAGAAATCGGTAGGCTCTATGGTTTTTGAAGGTTTATATCAGCAGAACCCATCTCCTCCTGAGGGTGGTATTATCAAGGTAGATTGGTTTAGCCGGTGGAAAACACTTCCGGATATGTTCGATAGTATGGTACAAAGTTGGGATTTGACTTTCTCCGATACAGGGAATAGTTTTGTAGTTGGGCAGGTTTGGGGCAAAAAAGGCGCGGATTTGTATTTGGTGGACCAAATTAGGGATAAACTGAATTTTCCGAGTACTATTGAAGCTATGGCGCGATTGACTAACCGATGGCCAGATGCGATGACTAAATATGTGGAGCGGGCCGCCAATGGCCCCGCTCTTATTTCCACTTTGAACCGCCAGATTCCCGGTATCGTGCCCGTTTCTCCAAGAGGGGATAAGTCCTCCCGTTTAGCTGCCGTTTCGGGGATATTCGAAGCAGGCAACGTTTGGGTGCCCGATTATAATACCGCTCCATGGGTAGAAGATTATGTTCAGGAAATGGTTACGTTTCCTAATTCGGCTAATGACGATCAAGTTGACGCTACCTCGCAAGCATTAAGTCAACTCAGTAAACAACAAAACAATACGGATTTCCGCCTTTGTTTAAGCGGCTCCAGGACGAGTCCGTGGGAGTTTGCGAATGCCTGAAAATACAAAATTAGATTTGATGGTTCTTGGTACATCCGGCCTGCGCCATTACGGGGGGGTTATTGATGAAGAATTCCATCCGAAATTACGTGGCACGCTGGGAGCTAAAGTGTATCGCGAAATGGCTGATAATAGTTCTACCATTGGGGCTATTCAATACATAATCGAGTCATTGGTTAGGCAGGTCGAATGGCGGGTAGAACCTTCGGAGATTGGCGACAATACCTCCCTAGAATGGGCTGAATTCCTTGAACAATGTATGTCCGATATGGATTATACTTTTGAGGATTTCATTTCTGAAGTATTGTCTTTTCTGGTTTACGGGTGGAGCTATTTCGAGGTTATTTACAAAGTTCGCAGAGGCGAAACAGGAGAACGTACAACCAACAGCACTTATGCGGACGGTAGGATAGGCTGGCGCAAAATTGCTTTACGGTCGCAAGACACCTTGGATCACTGGGTGTTCGAAGAAGAGACGCAAGATCTAAAGGGTATGGTTCAATGGGATGTTTATGCAGGAAAGACGGCGTATCTACCTATTGAAAAATCGATTTTGTTTACTACCAGAAAATACAAGGAGAATCCGGAGGGGCGTAGTATATACCGCAATTCCGTGATTGACTACTTCTACCTGAAAAGAATTTCACAAATAGAAGCTATAGGCATCGAACGTGATTTGACTGGACTGCCCACGATGGAAGTTCCTTTGGCGCTACTTCACCCAGATGCCGATGTGAATTCTAAAGCCCTGCGTTATGAATTTGAGAAGATGCTGGCCGAAATAAAGAACGACGAACGAGCCTACGCTCTGATTCCTAGCGAGACGGATCCCGAGGGTAAACCTACAGGGTATAAATTCCGTCTTATGTCTACCGGTGGAAGTAGGCAGTTTGATACCAACGCTACAAAGCTATATTACAAAACCAATATCCTTCAGTCGGTTGTGGCTCAATTTCTCCAAATGGGTATGTCCGGGGTAGGGTCGTTTGCTTTGGCGAGCACACAGACCAACCTGTTCGCCGTGGCGCTAGGAAGCTTCCTTGACACGATAACATCTACGTTCAACAAAAGCGCCGTAGGGCCTTTGCTGAAGTTGAACGGATGTCCTTCGGATTATGTACCTAAGTTAGTGCATGGGGATATTGAGTCGCCACCGCTGGCTGAGATAGGTGCATATATTCAAGCCTTGGCGTCCGCTGGACAATTGCCAGAAGACGACGCGATAAAACGCAAACTATTAGAGATTGGTAATTTGCCTATACCTGCCGTAGCCGAGGGGGAAAGCATGAGCACGAATCAAAAAGCCCCTTTTAAGGGTATCGAGCCCTTGAGGTCTTTGACTGTGAATAATGGAAGGATAGATTGAGGGTAAATATTGGGATTTGTTAGATATTTAAAGGGTTATGAACTGCTAAAGCGTAGTCGTGCTTTGGCGGGTCGCCCTATTTGGCAAGACACAATACCCGATACCGCAGCAGGACGTGATTCATATAGAATAGCAGTCAAGCACGAAAAGGCTTTTTCACGAGCTTTTTTGCGTGCGATGCGTAATTTAATGCCTGAAGAAAAACCGGTAGGATTCGCTACCCTTTGGAGAAAAGGAAACCTTGATGAAATCATGGCTACGCTCCCTTTTTTCAACGCTGGAGAAATTAATCAACCTCCTGCTTGGCAAGGGATAATCGATAGTCTGGAAAGAGCATATGGGTCTATCGTTTTCGAGTCTGGTGTAGATGCCTCTCAGCGTATGAACAAGAAATTCAAGACAAATTTTCGATTTACCTTGAACGACAAGTCAGAGAACGACCTACTAGCGGAGCACGAGCAGATAATCAAGGCTGATATTCCGATCAATCCTTATTCTATTTCGTGGATAAAAAGTCATGCTTTGGAACTAATAGCGGAGGGAATCTCCGTTCCTCAGATTTCTACGGTGAGGGATATTTTGCTAAGAAATTTTTCGGCTGGTGCCCGTGCTGAATTGGTTTATGAGGATATTAAGCGGAATATAGGTTTGACCGATAGGGAATATAAGGCGGTACAAAATCGCCGATTATTGCATACAAGCGCGGGGTTGCCGGACACTCAAATTGATGTATTGGTTGGTGATTATAAAGAGAAGCTTTTGAAGGCCCGCGCCGTGCGCATCGCACGGACTGAAACTATTAAGGCACAAGCGGAAGGACGCCGTACGGCTTGGCGACTGGCACAAGACGAGGGTATTCTTCCTGAAGTTGTTAGGGAGTGGATTTCCGCTCCCGCTTCGCTTAATCCCACAAGACCCTGTGCGATTTGTTTGGATCTTGACGGAAAAGAGGCTGATTTAAACGGAGCGTACGAGTCAGAATTTTTAGGGCCTGTTTTGGGGCCGCCAAGTCATCCGCATTGTCGGTGTACCGAAACGATAAAACAAAAGGAGTGACCTATGTTAAGTCCTGATTGGATGGAAAAATTTGTGTTGGAAAATCTTAATGCAGAGAATTTGGACAAGCTAGACGAGGAGACGTTTTCTAAATTATCTAGACACATGGTCAAATTCGATGGTTATGACAAAATAAAGTCCTGTTTAGATCAAAGACGAAAACGCGGCATACTCAAGGCACAATGGACAACAGCGTTTATCAATACGTTGCCGGACAGCTCTTTTCTTCATATCTCCGCTGGTGGAAAGAAGGATGCCGAGGGTATGACTTCTCCCAGAACTCTCAGGCATCTTCCCTACAAAGACGGAAACGGGAAGATAGACCTTCCCCATTTACGAAATGCACTGGCAAGGCTTGACCAAACGTCTATTACTGCTGCTGAAAAGAAGAAAGTAAGAGATAAGGCTGAAGAGGCTTTGGCACAAGAAAGGGACAAGCAGGGCTTGAACAAATGTGAAATCTCTTTTGTTAGTGCTGAGGTTTCCCCACTTGAGGAAGCCAGAGACGAGATTCTTGTGGGTAAAGCAGGACAGGTTTTCAACGATTTATATCTGAATCCTTTGGGACTAACTCGTAAGGATATACATTTGACCGTGCTTGAATTTAGGAATGAATTAGATTTAGTCAACCCCAGGGTGGTTGTTGCCTTGGGTAAAACGGTAGCCAATGAGCTTGGGGTGTTGGCAGACTTCGTTTTGCCTCACCCGGTAGCCGTGTTGAAATTTGGTGATTCCGGAGAAGTCAAGAGGAAATGCACCCAGATTAAAAAATTGCTAGTTGACAAGGTTTCAGTTCGTAAGTATTTTATATATAGATTCGATGAACTGATTGAAATTTCATCGAAAACCCCCACTGATGTCTATGATGGGAAGCAAGTAAAGATAGTTAAGCAGGACGATTTTAAACGTATTGTTTACGGGGTTGTTTCTGACCCATACGGACAAGGTGGTTCAATGGAAGATGCTCACAACGACTGGATTCCTCCAGATGAGATTGAGAAAATGGCTCATAATTTTCTTAAAAATTCTCGCGTTGTGGGGCTAAAACATTCCGGCACGGCTAGCGCACAAGTTGTTGAGAGTTGGATCGAGCAGTATCCTAATCATCCTGAAGAATATAAGAAAGCCATGCAGGGGTTGCGACATAAAGTATCTCGTAGGGATTTTGGAGACGATAAAGTGCATTCTGGCTCTTGGGTTATGGGTGTTGAGTTGGGTGAAAACGAGTGGGAAGCTTATAAAAGTGGCGACCTTAATGCTTTTTCTATTGGTGGGATAGGGGTTAGGGAGCCCTTGTCAAAATCTCAAATGCCGCAGGTAGATTTTGTGGATTTGGTAGAAAAGAGTTGAACGATGGCTGTATTCAAAAAGCCTTTAACTAAGTTGAAAGACATAGACCTAGCAGAGGTTTCGTTGGTGAATAGGGGAGCGAATTTGAAGAAACGTTTCCCTATTGTTAAACAGGAGGAGTTGATGGACGAAGAAATCATTCAAAACGTCCTAAAAACCGAGGTAGAAGAGGAATCTGTTTTAGTTGAACTGCTTGCAAAATCGGAAATAGATGAAAGAGCCGTTCCTGTTCTTAAGAAGGCAATGCGAATTTTGGTAGGGTTCAAAGATACACTACCAAAGGACACTTTGAATATTCTTAAAGTAGCAGGTGGTTTTCCGATGGGTGATATGCAGGAAGACGAGGAAGAGGATCCTATGCCGAAGGCTAAGGACAAGAAGAAGAAGAAAAGAAACGAGGAGCACATGAGCA